GAGTGGAATCCGAAAGGGGGGTTTCGATGGTCTATTATAGGCGCATTGCTTGGCCCAAATGGCGACACAATTGGAACCCCTGATCAAGTATATTCTTATATTACATCATTAACACCAAGAAATGAAAAACAACAGTTAGAACAATGGCAAAATCGCGTATCCCTCCTTCGATCTGCTCGTTTAAACGCTAAGTCACCAAAATATCAATTTTCAAAAAAAACATTATTTTACAAAGATAAACTAATTTCACTTTTGAATGAAGACGGAAGCGTAATCCTTAATTCTGAAAATATTTCGCAATGGAGTTATGATACTACCAGTAAAAAATTTATAAAAGTTAGATTAGACACAAAAACTTATACTTTTAGTCCAGCTATTAAAAATGAACTTAATGCATTTTTAACTTCAGAGGAACAATTTTATAATGCTGAAGAGGAAAGAGAAATTGCGAATTTGAAGGCAAAGGAAGTTTTAAGTGCTTCATCTCCACCACCACCACCACCGAGTTTATTGGGACAATTGGGACAATTGTTAGGGTTTGGGGTGGAAGCGCCTTCACCAGCTCCAGCTTCTCCTACAGATCCGGCTTCGGCTCCGGTAGCTGAAGCGCAAGCTGAAGCGTTGCCTAAGGTTGTTGCTGTGTCTCCTCCGGCTTTAGCTTCAGCGCCTCCTCCGGCTTTAGCTAATGCTCCTGTGCCTCAAGATACTTTAAATACTACTATACCTGATACGGCTCAATCTTCTTTGATTTTGATTAGTGCTTTACTTGGTTCAGCGCCTCCCCCGGCTCCGGCTCCAGATATAGCGCCTCCTCCAGCTACAGCGCCTCCTCCAGCTCCAGCTCCAGCTCCAGCTCCAGCTCCAGCTCCAGCTCCGGCTCTAGCTTCAGCTCTAGCTTCAACGCCTCAGTCTGCTTTAAATGCTTTAACTCCTGCTTCGTCTCCAGTTTCTCGTCTTAATCAAGCTGGAGTAGCTTCAACGCCTCAGTCTGCTTTAAATGCTTTAACTCCTGCTTCGTCTCCAGTTTCTCGTTTTAATCAAGCTGGAGTGAATGTACCTAATCCTAAAAGATCACCATCAAAACGGAAAAAAAGGCGTAGCAGATCTATACAAAATCGTTGCAGTTGCCCCCCGAAAAGGAAAAAGAGCAGTTGCCCCCCAAAAAGGAAAAAGAGCAAAAAAAGCAAAAGGGTAAAGAGCAAGTGCATGCGGTAAAGAGTTTTAATCAATGTTTTCAACCCAATCTGGATGATCGCCTGGAAACACCACGTGATCTAGAGCCTGTTCCTCCGTCACCTCCTTCATTACCCCAGATTTTAAAGCTAGCGCATTCAAAACCCTTACCTCGACAATGTCGGCGCTGTCGTCCTTTGATTTCCCTTCATGCTTTGCAAAGACAAAGTGCACTCGTGTATTCGATTTCGTGTCTGCCCTGAGAAACCGGAAGCCGAATTGGTATGACGTAATGGTTGAATAGTTTGGAGATACAAAAGCGTGCCTCGGAAACTCTCCGTGCTTGTCATCGAGGTCGATTCCGGACGACGCAACGGTCAAATTTGCGATAAGCAAACGTTTCCTTGTGCTCGCCTCCTCAAATTCCCTCAGAATCTTGCCACGATTTCTTACGCTAGTGCTTCCTCGCAAGATCAACGGATCAAAATTATAGAGCAATGAGTGTAAATCCTCAATGGTTTCCGAAAAATTGACGGCAATGACCACCTTTGTTTGCGGTGATTGATTCAAGACTTGACGAGCAATGCGAGCAAAGAGGGCAATTTTTCCGGTTTCGATGATTTGGAGTGATCTCATGACTGCCGCCATCGCTCCACCCAATGCCAAATTTGTCAAGTTCACATTTACTCCGTCAAAGTTAGATGCAAATTTTAAACCCTTTAGTCCTCTGCGTAATATTTCAGTCGCATCCGCATCGACGTTATAATAAGCGTTTCTCTTGTCAAGCTCGTAATTAGACTTTGGTGGAAGCATGTAGGAAGCGCAAGAAGGCTTGAAAATGCCTTGAAACAAAGTAAAGCAGTATTTTTCAAAGGACTCAAAAATTGGTTTTTCTGGACAGTTGCCACCACTTACCGGAAGAAGCGTACAAAAAGTGTGAATTTCTCTCATCCCCCTCCATTCCACTTCGCGAGTGTGAATGTTTTGCTGCGCAACTCGATCCGATAGCATGATTCCGAGAGACCTGAAAAGATGTAGAGCGTGTTCTTTTTTGTCCATGGGAGATCCAGAGAGCAAGAGAACTCGGCTCTTCGTCCCTTCCGCGCGAAAATCTTCACCCTGCTTGACCCTGAATCGAATCTGGTTTTGGGTTTGAGGAAACCCAACGTTTTCCACTTTTGAAACAGTAATTTCGCGGATCATTTCAGAAGCAGCGTGGAATTGCACGCTAACATTCTTAATGTGCTGAATTTCGTCAAGAATTAGCAAGACCCCTTCCTTTATCAATTCCTTGTAGAGCGGAGTGGGCGAAAACTCAACCTTTTCTTTCTCAATCATTATACCGAATTCGTCGGGAACAAATTCGCTCAAGTCTCGCCTATGCAAGAAACCGTGCTTTGGTTGCTTAAACTTATTGCTGCGAAGACCCTGGTAAGAAAGAATCGCTCGTAATGGCAAGCCAAATTCATTTTTCATATTTTGCCATTTAGGAGCCACGGAAACTGGGCAAATTACAATAACGTGCTTGTACTTTTCATTCAGAGCAAGATAAGTTGACGTGAACGTTTTTCCAGACCCGAGCATGCTCAGATCAAGAGCAAACGGAAAATCTTTATGCAAGCTCTTGATTCTTTCGTAGTGTGTAATTTGTGACGGATACAATAAGATTTGTTTAAAGGCTTCATCTTCCTTATTTGCTTCCCTTTTTAACTTTGCTTTCTCTTTTCTGTTAAAATTAGCGTTTTCAATTTCTTTCTCTTTATCAGGCTTATCACTACTACTAAGCCTCGCACTGACTTTCACGGGCTCATCCTCTTCTTCATGTTCCGACATGACGTCAACATGATCAAAATCCATTTTTTATATATTATTTACATAACATATTATTTAAAAATATAAATAAGAAAAACAAACTTACAATATGGCCAATGTAAATGTCTGGGGACCACAAACATGGAGCGTCTTGCACGGCCTCTGCGGTTTGTGCTCTCCGTCTTTAATCAGTCATGAGTACAAAATAAAATCCACTTTAAATGTAAGCGATTACGCTGCATTAGCAAAAATCTTTCAGCTTTTGCGTACATTACTTCCTTGCGAGTTATGCCTTAATTCTTATCGCGATTTTTACGTATTGATGGATGCAGAACGACCGATTATCGAAGAAATACAAGCAGGAGGCGCATTTGCCTTTTGCTACAGAATGCACTCTTTGGTAAACGAAAAACTTTTTCAGCAGCGAAAAGGCGATGTATACCTCGGGCAAAACATTGATTCAAAGAGAGCAAAAGACCTTGATGATTCGTTTAGAAGAGTGCAAAACACGCCGACTCTTCTGGTAGTTGAGAAACGTTTCAAAGCGAGCGACATGCGGCCCTTTTCAGAGGAGGCAATTTGGACGACTCTTGCTTCATTTTGCGTCCATATTGACAAGGAGAAAACAGAGACCGCAAAGAGAGAAAGAGTAAATGCGATTCGCGATTTTTGCGGAACGATTGGTCCGCTCCTGTTGCTCGGAAACGATTATGAAGACTTAAATTTCAGAATTCAGTTTTTTGAAGCTCTTGTTTTAGCGTTAAGTCCTATGGATACATCAAAATCTCTAGACTTGCTGTGTTTTGCAAAGCACGAAATAAACTTCAAGAGAAACAGAAACGAGTCGTTGCCTTTGCTGCTTCCAATCCCTAATCCTAAAGCAACGCTTATAAAAGAAATTTACCAGGCGGCGCCCGAGGGGTTGGCCAAGAGGCAATTTACAAAGATAGGATACCTTGAGTCATTGACTGTTAAGTCTTGCGCAGTGAGCTGCCAGTAAAGTAAATTTTTTTAGATATTTAAAGCAACAATTTATATGAACCCTAATCATCGTCTTCCCTCCTTCGCTTCAGACCTAACCCGACATCATCAACCTCATCCTTAGTTTCGAAATCTTCTGCGAGAATTTCAAATTGCTTTCCCTCGGAGTCCACGCAAATCTGCGGTCTTATTGGCGAATGCGAAGGAACAAACTCCCAATTAAGTTTTTTCCAAAACTCTGCACGCTTGGTCTCGCGCTCTGACGTTCGGGCTTCTTTCTTCACCGGAAAATGCTCCAAAAATTCGTACCATCCGTTTAAGATACACACGCAACGCAGCCAATATGGATATCCTCCCTTGAAAGTAAGAGTGGACGACTTGATCCTATCTGAGTGGTAAACTGGCGCTGAAACTGTAAACATTCGGCGTATTTTGTCCTCCTGGTCTGCATTAAAGCGACGCGGCCAAAACCCGGAAATCGTCGCTCCGTACTTGGCCGAATTCTCGTAAAGCTTTCTTACATTTCCAAACCCTCTTGACACAAGCGTCTGCATAACTCGTCGTATCATGGAGCCATTCACTCTCTTCATGTCAAACTCAAGACTGGGAATCACGCTTTGAAGTCTGCGGATTGCATCCTCGGCATCCAAAAAGTCACCTCCAAGTATGTATTCGGCGCTTACAGCGTTAATTACTTCGGGGGTCTGCAAATGCGGAAAATAATCATTGACGAGGATTCGAGTAAGTTGCAGCGCGACCTTCTTGTCAATTTCTATGCACTCCTTAGCCTGTGAAAATTGAACCCATTCAAGCAATCGTGACTTGACCTTGATTGACCCATTAGGAACAAAGTCAGACTCCATAGAGCTCGTCGCGGACGCGTGTGGAACTGCGCGCGTCTTGGCGCATTTGGGGCAGCCGAGCAATGAATCGCTCGCAATCACCAGCATCATGACTCCGCAGTCATCGCAGAAATCCCCAAGAAGGGCATGCTGGAGCTCGGTTTTCTTTGACTTGTCAATCAAACTGCGACGCATTGCCAAGACAACTTCTGAATCCTTAGCATCTGAAAACCTAACGAGTTTCGGAGTGACTTTTACATCCGCCTTGCTCATTCGATTATAAACTTCAAGCATTGGCTTTATTTTTGCCTCAAAGTCGATTAGAAGCTTTCCTGAGCGAGCGCTCTTTAACTTTCCTTCAAGCTCTGAAATTAAAGAGATAGTGTCGAGCTGGAGTCTTTTTTGGTACCGTGCAGTGCATTCAGAAACCTTTTTTCTTAAATTTTTAATTTTTGCTTCTAGTTGCTCGCATGCATCAGTAGACTGGCATTTTAGAATTTCAGATCGCTGCTCGATCAATGCGTTTTCAATGTCCTTTGGTAACATTTAGTATATTTATACTATTTTTTTTTAGAACGATCTGATTAATGTTTAAAAAATCAAAAAAAAATATTATTAATTAATAAGGCAAAAAAATTGTTACATATATGATATTAAATAAGTATCCTAGAGGTTTTTAATTAAGAAAAAACAAAAAATGGTATTTTTGAATGATCCTTCAAGAATAATAATGAAACAAAAGAATTTTAATTTTGTCTCTGCTA